GAGCAGGCGAAGCTGGTGGCAGAACTAAAGAAAATTACTGGCTCACCACTCGTGTCAATAACTAAGAAGGGTAAGGACACGACAGCACCTCAACGCCACTATATGACGCCAATCCTGAATACAAATATGCAGACTAAGTTGATAACTGATATTGCCCAGAATGACCGCCGTTTAGTTCTGTTTAAGTGCCCGACTAAACTAGCTAAGGTATATCCTGACACTACTGCGTTCTACAATGCCTTAATTTCAGACCTACCGCACTTCGCGGCGTATTTGCGTTCGTTGAAGCCACTATCTAACGATGATTATAAGGATAACTCGAATTGGAAAAATGAGGATTATGCAGAGTATATCGAGGCGACTACTACACCACTAGATAAACTGCTTGAAGCGGCGGAGAATAGGGACCACTTAAAACTCTTAGAAGTTTTAACTGAGGACTTTGCCGTGCCGATGCAGGATATAGATAGGTTGTTTGAGGTTTCGACAGCTGACCAGGCGAGGGCTGTGTTCTACAACACGAGTGCGACTAAAGAGCTGGGGCTACCATCGCTCATTGAGCTGTTAGATAGCCACTACTCAGCCGTAGAGATAAAAAGTAAAATAGGTAAGTATAAACGCAGGGTAACACACTATAAGAATAAAAAGCCATATAATGTGTATGTAATAGAGTTTAGCCGTCCTTATACTAATCTTGACACGGTCGAAGCTATATCACAGCCTGAAGGACAAGCGAGCGATAATGATAGCGAGATTAAGCTTTAATTAAGTTTAATCTCGCTATAATATATTATTAAATAGATAAAGAGAGGATACAATGGATATTAAACATTTTCTATCCGACCCTGAAGAAAACGAGGCATTTATAACTGGGCCTGCAGGGAGCGGGAAAACTACAGCCCTTATCGAAGTTGTAAAACAGCTTAATGATATGGGAATAAAATATAGAGTGGTAGCATATACGCACAAAGCCAAAGATGTGTTAATTTCTAAGCTACCAGCCGATACTGATATATCAACCTTACACTCTTGGCTTAAGAAACGCCCTGGTATAAATGAGAAAGCTAAGAGCTTAAAAGCCTTAGTTACTACAATGCAGTTTGGGCAACCTGTGTATATCCAGCTCCTAATAGTTGATGAATTCTCCTTTGTGGGAGAAAAGGACTATTTCTCCATAGGTAAGCTCCAAGACCAGCTAGAGCTGAACTACTGGGAGCATCCAAACAACCACTGCGAGAACGCTGGCACTACACTACCAGCGGACCCTTACAGAAGTCCTATAGATATACCTGCTGATGAAGTAGTCCCTATCTGCGAGCATTGCGGTAAGCCATACTCTCGTGTTTGCATACCACCTATAAAAGTGTTATATGTTGGAGATTTAAACCAGCTTAGCCCTGTAGATGGGCCATCGGCTGTATATCCGCACGAGCCATACTGGAGAAAATTGACCACAGTTCATAGGACACATAACACACTAACCCAGCCGCTAGCCCTGCTAGTTGATATGATGGAGGGCAGACGCAAGCAGGCGTATTTAGAGCCAACACCTGATTTTATTCGCAAAGTTGATATAGTTGAGCTATATAAGCAAGACAAGGACGAGGACAAAATTATGCTAGCTTATACCAACCAGCGTGTGCAGGAGATTAACGCACTAATACAAGGGCGAGCAGAACCTCAACCTGGCGATAAGCTGTATGATAGCTCACTAAAACAATTTATAGAGATTGAGGGTATTCACGACACTTGGAAGTGGGAGTGTAAAACCGTAAATGGTGTTATAAATCCTGATACCAAATTTAACCCACTGCGGTTGCTTAATAACTTAGATTTTGTTAAGTTTTACCAAATAAGTGAATATGTAGCTATCCCAGCGATTTTCGGTATGTTTGAGAATAAGAAAATCCGAGAGGATATAGGGCGTGAGCTAGTAGAGAAAAACAAAGCTGGGCTTGATAGTAAAGCACAATATAGACTTTATAAAACTATTAGCGATTATGTTTCGATACTAGATTTTGCACACTGCGTAACGATACACAAAAGCCAGGGCTCAGAATATAATCACGTTTATGTAGATAGTCAAGACTTAAGCCGTTGCTTTGACCAAAGCGAGCGTATGCGTTTATTATATGTTAGCATTAGCCGAGCCCGCGAGAAATGTTATCTATCAAATTAAGAAAGGATTGAAAATGGTATTATTTATGATGGTAGCTTCGTTTGTAATGGCTATGGGAGTTAGTATAACATTGCTTTGGGCTGCTGGAGTTATAAAATCTATGCGGATAGGTGAAGGTAGCAAAACTATAACCATAGCTATGAATATACTTGCGGCCACAGTAGCATTAGTAGGTATAGTATTTATGGTATATTCTGCTAATATATTTACCGTTTGGTTATGTTATTTAACTTCAAATTAAAGGATAAATATGAAAATACTAGGTTGGGTATGTATAGTTATTTTATTAGGTGCTTTAATCATAGTTAATAAGCTTCTAGCTGAAGCGGTAATTATGACGGTGGCTATAAACGATAGTGGTTTGTGTATGATAGCCGCTATTTTATTAGGGTTTATAGTTAGTTTTGCGTTAAGCTCTATAATTTTAAAACTTATTTATAAACTTTATAAAAATATCTGTAAAATTACATTTAATTAAGTAATTTTTAAGATATTATATGATAGAATTATAACATAAATAAAGAGATAAACACTCTAAAGAAAAATCAAGAATAATTAAACTTGATTTAAGCTTGATTGTGTTATAATCTCTTTATAAATAAAACAAAACATCACAAGGAGAAACAGATGAAAAAGTCTGAAGTTTTTGAGAGGGTTCAAGCTATATGCGAAGCTCACAATCTACCAGCCGAAGTTGTAGCTCAACTAAATGAGTTACTAGAACCTAAAAATGCAGGTCGTTCATTTAACTGGGACGATATAGTTCGCAAAGATGAAAATGGTAACGTTGTAGAAATGCAATGTGCTTTATCAGGTGTTTGGTTGCCAGCAGATAGCCTACATTTCTATGCAAGCCGCGATGGTAAGGGTGTAGTTGGCACTGATGGTGTCCTTTTACAAAAAGTTTCAAAACAAGGCGAAAATGCTCGCAAAGCATACCAAAAAGCTTACAACGCAAGCAAAAATGCCCTTATGGACGATGTGCTTAATGGTGTTATCTCTAACGAGGAAGCTAAAGCTAAACTAGAGGAGCTAAACGCTAGTGGTCCAGACTACAGCGTAGTTAAGCCTTTGACTGGCGAAGCTAACACTGAAGCTGAGGCAGAAGTTGAAGCACCTAAGAAAGGTAAAAAAGGCAAGAAATCAGCAGCGGCTGACGTAGAGCCAAGTGCATACTAGCATCTAGCCAATCTTAACGAGCCCACTAAATGTGGGTTCTTTAAACTTTGTGTTGTAGCAGAGTTTAAAGAGCCTATCAGTGTCGGAGGGTTTTTATTCTCAATTCTTACCGCCGACAGTTTATCCAGAAGCTCCCTAGCATAAGCTAGGTAGCTACAATTTAGGCATTGATTGTAGCTTCCTAGCCTATGTTGTGTAATATAGGCAAGAGAGAATTTTTCATTTTCTCCTAGAGAAGTTCGGCCTGCTTAGTAGTAAGTAAAGACCCGCTAGTAATCGTAAGTCCTCGTCGGGCAGATGAACGTGCATACTGAACACGAACGGCACGCCGTTACTAAGTTTCCCAAATGGGTTTAACCACAATGTAAAACATTTCACGCAAGGAGCGTAATATGACGAAAGTCAAAACACTACTAGGCACCCTAAAATACGTCTTTATTGACGGAGAGGGTCGCAATACAGCAATGCAAGGCGAAGCAGACCGCTTCAGATATGTAGTTAGCTACGTTGTCCCTAAAGACAGCGAAGCCCACAAACATCTTAAAAAGCTTATCGACGAGGAGTGGGAAGCTTATAAGAAGCAGTTTGGAATTAAAGGGCAGCCAAAAACTAACGGGCTTAAAGAAGAGTTTATGAAGGACCCGAAAGGGACCATCGACCCAGAAACTGAGGACGTTAAGCGTATCCCTACAGGTAATATCATAGCTACATTTAGCACTAACACTAAATGGCCTGATGGCAAAGACCAGGTTATTAAAGTATATGATAGAAAAGGTGCAAACATTACCGAGGCAGTCCATTCAGCAGAGTGGAAAATTGGTAATGATAGCCAGGGCATTGTGTTCGGTTCAGCCCACGCAAATAACATCGGTGGCACACATAAGGTTAGCTTATATCTAACAGGGCTACAAATAGCCAAGTTAGTTAAATACGAGGGCAGCGAGTGTGATGCGGACGAAATCGAGGGAGATGATATTGACCTCGGCGATGACGCTACGCCAGCACTATAGTAGTTTGGGAGCTATTTTGGCTCCCTTTTATTTTGATTGAAATATTAACTTTAATTTAACTTAATAGGAGTTGAGATGACAGCAGTTTTAACATTTTGTTGTATAGCATTATTAGTTTTAATTGGCTATATAAGCGTTAATATAACTGGCGAGCTACAAGTTCGTAATAAGAAGCTAAATATCAATAAAAAATATTTATTAGCTTTAGTATTTATCGGGGTTAGTTTAATATTCTATTTAGTGGTATTTATTTTACCACCATACATATTTGACATTATATTTTAAAAAGGATAATATTATGAAATTAGCAAAAGTATTTTTTGATAATAGTTTAAAAAGTTGGTCAAAAGCTGAAGCCTTAAAGGCTGATAAAAAATTATACTGCTTTTTAGTTGATGATAGGGAGAACGCAGCAGAGGGTGATACTTGGGTAGCTTGGACACAAAATGGACTACAAATAGTTAAAGTAGTTGAGGTGGTTAAATATGACGAACTAGACGAGGAACACGCTAAAGCTACTCAATACCTTGTAGATTTTGTCGCCATTGCCTTAGAAAGGGAAAGACAACACGCAAGGGTTAGAAAGGATTTATTAGAGAAAAAACTAAAAGAGCGTGCCGCTAAAGTTATAGAGATGGAGAAATACCGAGAGTTGGCTAAAAGCAATAAGACTTTAGCTAACGTGGTTAAAGAATATGACGAGCTAGAAACTAAGTTAGGTAAATAAAATGGTAGAAGTTAAATATAGAATACCTAAATCGCTGAACGATTTTAGTTTTAATCCTAGTGAGCCAGTGTTTGCCGATATAGAAACAGAAAAGCTATATATCGGCACCCGATTGGTGCAGTTATACCAGCCTGGGCAGAACGATGACGAAGTTATAATCTTAGATACTGATATAATCCCAGAAGCTGATATTAAAGCATTTATCAAGCCTATGTGGACGGTATGGTTTAACGCTAGTTATGACTTCGGGACTTTAAATATGACCACAGATAAGTTTGACGATATTTTCTACTTAGCTAGGTTAGGCTTCCCGTTCTTTAAAGAGTATAACCTAGATAAAGTTATAGAAAATCTCGGCTTTGCTGGGTTATATGACGGCTTGGATAAAAAGAAACTACAGAAAGCGGGCTTTGTTAAGGGTGCATATCTATCAGCTTCCCAACTAAAATACTCAGCGACTGACGTTGTAGCCCTTAGCTTATTGTGGCAAAATGAAACTATCCAGAAATGGAGAAACTCTATAGCTTACCAGGTTGATATTTTAAGCCTTAAGTATGCCATAGTTTATCAACAGAACGGCATTATGGTAGATTTGCCACTAAGGGCTAAATATGAGAAAGAAGTTGATGAGGATATAGTCCGCTTAACTAAAGAGCTACCAGAGGGATTTAACGTTAATAGCCCTAAACAGGTCAAAGCGTATCTAGGCACTGAAAGTAGTGATTACGATACGTTAGTTAATTACAGCGTAAGCGATAAGCCGTTAGCAGAGAAAGCCCACACGATAATTTATATGCGTAAAGCGTTAAAAGAAAAAGGGTATTTACAATCTATAAATCATCAATATATGCTAACACGCTTTAATGTAGCTGGAGCTATCACTGGGCGATTTACATCAAGCGGTGGAGATTTACCTAATGGGTTTAACTCACAGCAGATACCAAGACGCTTACAGCCATTATTTAAGCCTGAAACAGAGGACACTAAGGTTGTAGGTCTTGACTATTCTACCCTTGAGCTAAGAATTGCGGCGAGTGTGTTTGGTGAGCCTGTTATGTATCAAGAATTACTTAACGGCGAGGACTTGCACACAAATATGGCAGCACTAGCTACAGGTAAGAAAGTCCATCCAGATGGTCCGTTAGGTGATGACTATGACGCACTATTTACGGGTGATAAAACTAAGGGCGAATATGTAACTAAAAAGGATAGAACACTAGCTAAAGCTTTGAACTTCGGTTATATTTACGGTATGAGTGCAAAGACTTATCAAAATTATAGCTTAACACGCTACGCTCTTAAAATATCGCTTGATGAAGCTACAAAGCTACGTAATCTATATTTCGGTAAGTATAAAGCGATTAAAAAATATCACGATGAAGTGTGGAAAAATGTAGGCAAAGCAAACTATATTTACACAACTGCATTAGGTCGTAGGGTCCATCCAAAGATAGGCACTGATGCTATTAATGGGCCAATTCAAGGTTCAGGTAGTGAAACTACTAAACTAGCAGTGCATTATCTTTGCAAAGAATACCCAGAAGCCTTGAAGCTGATTTTCAACGTGGTCCACGATGCGATTTATTTGAGAGTGCCTAAAGCTGACTATGATTTATGGCACGAGCGTGTAAGTAAAGCTATGGTTAAGGGTTGGGAGGAGATTTGCAAAACTTCAATCTTTAAATATAAAGATATCCCAATGCCAGTGGGTGACTAATAATTAGACGGGTCTTTAAGGCTCGTTTAATTATTAAGAAAATATTAAGTTTAGTTTAATTGAAAATTAAGTTAAGTTTAGTTATAATATTCGTATAAATAAAGAGAGATATAAACTCATTAATTAAGAAAGGAGAAATCAAATGGAATTTGATGATGGCGAGTTGGTCGATATTGAACTAGCTCAAAATGGCGATGTAGCCGCACCTAAAAATGGTAAGATAGCGTTAATTGACGCGGACACCGTTGTATTTGGTAGCGTAACTAAACACCAAGAGGTTATAGAACTGCTACCAAGGGAGATGTATTCAGATGAGGAGTGGGCAAACATTAGCTCAATGAAAACTTATGACCCTGAAGCTGGGACCATAGCTATATGTAATATGGACAATGCTTACCAATCTACACTAGAGAAGCTACAAGGTATTCTTGACGCTACTGGTTGTAAAGATTGGGAGCTACATTTTACTATAGGTAGAGGGAGTTTTAGATATACTAAAATAGACCCTATGTATAAAGCAAATCGCTTGGAGATGAAAAGCCCTGATGGTCTTAGTGAGCTAAAAGTTAAAATGGCTGAAACGTTCCCTGATAAAGCTTTTATCCATTATGACTTTGAGGCTGATGACGCGGTTATAGCTAAGAAAAAAGCCCAGCCTGATAAGTATATACTTTGTGCGGTAGATAAAGACGTGCTTTATACTTTACCAGGCAGGCACTTTAACTATTACAGCAGGGCTGCAACTACAACTAAGGCTGGTAATAACCTTGACGAAATAAAGATGACTTTTTTCGATGTAGAACCTGAGCAGGCTATGAAGCACCACTATAAACAGTGCTTAACTGGGGACACAGGCGACAATGTTATCGGCTTAGCTAAAGTGGGCCCAAAAACAGCCGAGAAAATCTTAGCTGGTGCTAGTTCGCCTGCTGAGTGTTGGGAGCGTGTTGTAAATGAATACGAAGCTAGAGGGCGTGATGTATTCGATGCGATTAAAAATATGAGGTTGGTCAGTATGCACCAGATTAGCTACGACCCTGAAACAGATAGTTATAGCCTAGAGTTATGGCGTCCAGAAATTAACAAAGGAGAAAACGATGAGTAATGTAAATGAAACGCTTAAGGAGCGTGGTAAAGTGTATGGCGACTATAAAGGTGGTTCTGAGTTTAGAGCTAATGTTATGGAACTAATTGCAGATAGGTATGCAAAAGTTAATCACGGTGGTATGCCTGCTATTCATATGGTATATGTGTATGATATAGTTAATAAACTATCCCGCTTGGCTGTAACTCCATATCATATAGATACTTGGCACGATATTGCAGGGTATGCTACGTTAGTCGAGAAAGCCCTTAGAAAGGCTGAAAAGCAGGAGCAAGACCAAGAAGCTGCCCAAGAAGTTGATGCCGATGATGTGTATATTAAAGAGTTTATGGATTTCGTATCTGCCTTAACTGGAGAGGATAGTGATATAACCCAACTAGCTAAAGAAGCTTACGATGAATATAAAAAGTAGAAAGAAAATGAGCAGGGTAAAAACTAAATTTGGTAGGTCTGTTAAAACAGCCTACCTAAATCAAATAACCAACATAACTGTCGATTTAGTATCTGCACCAACTTGGGAGGAGCTTTGCAATTATCTCCCAGAATTTACCACTGCTACTTGGAGGGATAAAGCAGATGATAATAGGGATATAGATAATCGCGAGGAGATAGTTAAATCTATATTCAAAGGCGAGATGTTACCAACAGCTTTAGAAACTATAAGAGTTACATTTCTGGTAGATGGCTTGGATTTAATTGATGTTACACACCTTATAAGGCATAGAACTCTTAGCTTTAGTGCCCAATGCACAGCTGATAGGGATATGCGTAAAGACGATTGTATGGTTAAACCTAGCATTTTGGTAAATGATAAGTTTATGAATAGGTATATGGAGATAGTTGATGCTGCCAAGAAATTGTATGCTGATATGGTAGATAGTAAAGAGGTATCTATTTTTGACGCCCGCACAATTTTACCAAGAAGCCTAAGTAATTTCTATTACGTTAGCGGTAGCTTAAAAGATATAATAGCGTTTATAAAAACCCGCAAAGATGAAGCGATACAGCCTGAAAGCGATAATATTATAGCTATACTTATGTGGCTAAAATTAGTTATGCAATACCCAGCTTTACAAGAGTGTATAAATATGGATATAGGTGGGCGAGATGAGTTCTTTTGCAAAACCGCACTAAGTGGGCATAACTCACTAGCTTATTTACCTAAGCCAGAAAACGAAGTCCCAGGCTTAAAGCCAGAGGACTGCATTTATCAAAAGCGTAGGGCTGATTTCCCTGGCGGGCATTATTATGAAAGGCGTAAAAGCGATATTAAACAAATATTGAAAGGTTTAAGAAATGGCGACAATATTTGATTATGAGATATACATAGCTGGTGGTTGGTTTTCTCCTGAGCAGGAGAAAGCCTTAGATGAACTAGAAAGTTTTGTTAAAAAACATTTTGAACATTATTTCAGCCCTAGAGAGCATAATAATGCAAAAGGTCAAAAGTTAGAGGATATATTCCAGAAAAATATCCAAGCATTAGATAATGCGGATATTATTATAGCTTCAACTATTGGCAAAGATATGGGCACTTTGTGGGAGTGTGGCTATGCTTATGCTAGAGAGTTACAAGTTATTTATTACGCTCCTGGGATAGAGAAAGTTAATCTAATGTTAGCTAAGAGTGGCAGAGTTGCTCGAAGTTTAAAAGAGCTATGGGATATTTTAATAGATATGGATAATGTCGGCTACATTGCAGATAAGGATATAGAATGAACGAAGGTTTTACTATACCACAAAAGGTATATAATTTAAAATTTATTCAGCGTTACTCAATAACGCCAAGAATAACTAACGAAACGGTGGCTGAACATAGTTTCTTTGTAGCTACCTATGTTATGGAGTTATATAATGATTATAAGTTTGATTTAAACAAAGCAGTTCAGATGGCTATAATCCACGACTTCGCAGAGAGTTTTATAGGCGATATAACCCTAAGCACTAAAACGATGTGCCCAGATTTAGTTGAAGCTGTATCTAATGCTGAAAAGGAGGTTATGTTTCAGAACTTCCCTAGTTTTATTTATGAGCTTTATAGAGAGTATGAGCAACGCACCAGCGTGGAGAGTTTAATAGTTAAATTAGCAGATACAATGCAGGTTAAACAATATGCAGGCAATGAAATAGAGCTGGGTAATAATTCTATAACAATGCGGAGTATATTTAGCCGTGCGGTTGATGATATAGATTTGTTTGAGCGTAAGCTTGCAGTCTATAAACGTTAAAAATCGTGCAATGCGTGAGCGTAGAGCGATTTAAATTTTTAGTTAATGTAATTCATCGAGTAAAGATTAAAATCGCTTAGCACGCAATGCTATTAAGAAAACTTTAATATTAAATTAAGTTAAAGTTAAGTAAATTTACGTTATAATAAACGTAATTAAAGAGAAAAATTTAATTAAAAACAATTCAAAGGAGCAGAAATGGATAAAGTTATAACTATCCAAAGTTACATCGAAGACCTTGAAAACCAGGGTATGACAGGTGTAGAAATCTCTAAACATTTGAGGGTGTCAGCCTCTATGATTTCTACTTATAAATCAAGTAGATACAATATTAGCCTTAAACAAGCTAAACTTATCTACAAACTTTATGGCGTAACTATTCACCCATACAGTGAAGCAAGCCTTAAAGCAGAATTAAAACTAGATGGAGATGAAAATGACTAATTTAAATGAACTACAAACTAAAATAGAAAAATGGGCCGAGGATAGAGGTATTTTAGCTAATTCTAAAGCTAGCATTCAATGCCTTAAACTTATGAGTGAAATGGGAGAACTAGCAGACAATATAGCTAAGGGTAAAGATTGCCGAGATGATATTGGTGATTGCTTCGTGGTCTTGGTAAATATAGCTAAGTTAGTTGGCTCTGATATTACTGAGTGTGCTGAGATAGCCTACAACGATATTAAAGACAGAAAAGGTTTCTTGAACGAAGCTGGGACTTTTATTAAATCCACTGACGCTAATTACGAGAAGCTATACCAAAAGTTTTTACAACGCAATGAAGTGCCTAAAATGAAAGCTGAGCTTACAGAAATTGAGCGTATGGAGCTGGATAAAATATTTGATAATCCCACAGAAGCAGATATTGTAGCGGCTTGGGAAGCTAAAGGGTATAGAGTGCATAAACGTGATAATGGCTGGTTTTGCAGTAGAGTGCATAACAGATAGGAGAATACAGATGAAATTTACTAATAAAACACCAGAAGTGAAGTATTACTTTATTTTAGATGGGTCTAAAACTTCTGGGACTATTTATTATGAACATTTTGGCGTAAAGAAATTTCAATGGAAGCTAATGTTTGGTAATAGAATATTGCCAGCAAAGGCGGCTGATATCGTAGATTTATGCCACCAAGCTAGTAATGATAATTTGCCGTTAGAGATGATGGACAATAAAGTTGGCACAGAAATAGATTATATAGCAGTAATGCCAAAGGAGCTATGATGGTTACTTATGTTGGAGATGTTCAATATGAACACGGAATAAGCCAAGCATTTGATAATACTAAAGTTATATTTAAAGAATTTGAGGGGACTACTCATAAAGGTAACATTGTAGCTGTGCTTAACAATGAAGCCCAAAATAGTAAATTAGCGTTTTGCACCCTTAATATTTTATTAAATATTATATCTGAGCATAATATACCAAGGCAAGAATTAATGGTTAATTTATCTGCTTGGTTTGATAAAGTATATTTTGAGGAGGCTTAAATGAGTTATGCTATTTTTACGCTATTTAGACCTGGTTCTGATAATATTAAATCTCATAATTTGGTTATAATAGATGAATACGATGAAAATGAAAAATATGTAGGTAAAATACTAGCCACTGCTTATGAGGATACAGACACTGGTAAATCTATGGGATTTCTAACTCAAGTATTAGCCTCTATATTAAACGATTATGAGGTGCCTGCTGATAGTTTGGTATCTAGGTTAGAACAATGGTTTGATGAAGTTACTTATAACAAGGTCGAACAATGAGTAAGGTTAAGTATGGCGTAGAGTTAATAAACTCAATGTTTAGCGAAAAAACTACAGCTGTAATCCGTGCTTCGGTCGATAGTATAGAAATCGGAGCTATTATCGTAAAGCTAGATTATAATGAAATGAATAATCAAGCATTTTATAACGCTTTAAAATCGTTAGCGTTATGTGCTGAAATATGTAATATAACTTTAGTAACGTTAAGCGAAATTATAGCTACACATTTCGGACACGAGAAAATAAAGCTTTGTTTAAGTCAGGAGAATAATAATGAGAAATAATTACCAATATGAACTAATTACTGGTCGAGGGTTATTTAAAAATGATAACTATGTTAATATAAAGAAGTTTTATCAAGGTGTAGGAGATAGACAATGGGGCTATATACGCGTTGGAGATTTACCTATTGAAGACGAAAAATTCGAGGACGCTATGCGTGTTTTGTTTTGCGTGTTTAATGATTATAGCCTAGTTAAACCTTCAGAAGTATTGGAGCTTATGAGGCAGATGACCCTAGCTAGAGAAATAAACAGAGGAGGATTTGACGATGCCAATGATTGAGCAATGCAAGGGAAAAGATATAGCTAATGTAGCACTAAGCAAATTAGCTATGGATAAATGGATAGCTACAATTAAATACGATGGTAACTATGTCCAGATACATAAATTTAATGGCGAAGTAGAGTTTTGGACTTCTGGCGGTAAGCAGTTCTATATCCCAGAAATAGCGGATTATCTTTGCGAAAATAATCCCGATGATTTTATTATAGAGTGCGAATATATAGCCGACACTGATGGCAAACTAGGTAGCCGTGTTAAATGTAGCACTGGTAATCTAAGGAGTAATTTTGAGAAAAATATACCTTGCATTGGTAATTATAAGTTTATGGTATTTGATATCCTACACTTTAACGGCTCTGTTATGGGCTGGTCTTACAGTGATAGAATAAGACTTATGGACGAGGAGCTAGAACTACCAAGAGGTATGACTACCGCTAGTGTTGTAGGTTGGGACTTAACTATTGAGCAAGCTAAGGAGTTAGCCCATTCGATGGTCAATAAAGGCTTTGAGGGTATTTACTGCAAGCAGATGAACCACATTTACGAGCCTGGGAAGCGGTTAAATACAGCTATTAAAATTAAGTTTAGACCTACTGCCGACCTGCATTGTATAGATGTTACAGAAGGCACAGGTAAGTATTCAGGTATGATAGGTAGCCTAGTTTTAAAAGATAAGAGTGGCAGAGTTGTGCAAGTTGGTAGCGGTTTGAGCGATTATGACCGTATGCAAAATCCTGATTATTTCATAGGTAAAGTTATCGAGGTAGAATACGAACAGCTTTTAGCTACATATATCCAACCTACGTTTGTAGGTATTAGGGACGATAAAACTATTGAGGATATAGACTAATGAAAGAGCAGGATATCCAACGCAAGATAATTAAATATCTTGAAAGTGTAGGAGCCTATGTTGTTAAGGTAGTAGCTAGTAATAAATCTGGCACTCCTGATATACTAGCTTGCTATCGTGGTATTTTCTTAGCGGTAGAAGTGAAAAGACCTGAAACTAAAACTAACGTTTCAGAGCTTCAAGAATATAATATAAAGAAAATTAAAGAGGCTGGCGGTGTAGCAATAGTTAGCTGGGATTTAGATGCAGTTAAAGCTACGATAGAGGATATTAATTTAATGTTATAGGAGGATTAAAATGACACAATTAATAATTTCAATTCTAATAGGTTGGCTATAATGTTACACATATTTGGTATAGTTTTAATGGTATGTATAGCATTAGTAGTTATAGATGTTATTTTCGCCGTAATAGAAAGTTTGTTTGACCTATGAGTAACGGAACTATTAGTGGTGGAGAAATCAAGGACGTAATAATTATAGCTTACGTCCTTGGACTTCTTGAGATGGATAAAGAAGGCGGCACTTTTCTATCAGAGCAAGATACTGCTACCTTAGCTAAGATAGAAACTGAAATAAGGGCTTTATTGCCAATATATACGTGCGTTAAATCTAAGATTATGAAAAAGTTGGAGAAGGTTAGCTATACGATAGCTTTCTCCACTAGCAATTATGAAGTAGAATTATCGGTTCTAGGGCTTAATATGCTATATCTAAACTTTGCACGTAATGAAAGAAGAGGGAGACCTTTATCTAAAACTCTTACAAACTTTTGGGATAAAATAGAAAAGGACTGTATGGATTTAATAAATAAGCATTTCGATGGAGATGAGGATATAGCGACCGATAGCTATAATTTTTGCATCGAATTATTGGAGAAATTATGAAACCTTATAAACACCAAATTGATAAAGCAGAGGAGTGCTGGGATATACTTAAACAAGTTGGATATGTATATCTAGCTGGTAAGCCACGTAGTGGTAAAACTTTAACATCGCTACTTATAGCCGAGAAAAGCCAAAAAGTTAATAATGTTTTAGTTATAACTAAAAAGGCGGCTATTTCTGGGTGGGATAAGTTCTTAGCAGATAAAGAGCTTGGATTAACTAAGAAATACCACGTCATAAATTATGAGCAGTTAGGTAAAATGCAAGCAGGTAGATTTTATCTAAAGGTAAATCCTAGCGATTACCAATTAGCTATAATAGACGAGAGCCATAACTTAGGGACTTTAGGTAAGCCTTCACAAAGAACTAAAGTTATAAGAAAAGTGTGCTGGGATTTACCGCATATACATCTAAGCGGG